ACAGAAATGAGTAAGGCGTGGGCACAGGGGAATATGGCAAGCTACCGGGAGTCGGGCCTGGAGGAGAAGGAGTTCTCCGCCTTCGACGATGCCTGCCCAATCTGCGGTCCGATTGACGGTAAGATATTCAAAATGCAGGACCACTCCGTTGATATTCCTGTCCACCCGAACTGCCGGTGCGATTGGCTACCAGCAATAAATTTCTGAACAAGGACACAAGATATGGAACAATACAGCGAGATTAAACACCTGTCGTTTGCTAATGCCTGTAACAAATTTACGGTCCAGAATGGCGAGCGAGAGTTTGTGGCGACTATTACCACCGACCAGGTGGACCGAGACGGAGATCGAGTTGACCCAGCAGGTATTGACCTGGCGAATTTCAAAACTAATCCTGTTATTTTATTCAACCACGACCGATTTGAGCTTCCTATCGGTAAGGCCTCCTGGATCAAGCGGTTCAGTGGCGACGGGGGTAATGGGATCGTGGCTAAGGGGATTATTTCCGAGAAGACCGAAAAGGCAAACGACGTCTTCAACCTGATGCAGGAGGGGATTTTGTCTAAGGTCTCCATCGGGTTCGGGGTCAAGCAGATGCGAGAACCGACCGAGGACGAGACCAAGTCCTCCCCGGCATTGCGGCGGGTGATAACAAAGAGCGAATTATTTGAGTTCTCGGTGGTCGGGCTCCCTTCGAATACGGGTGCGAGCATCGAGGCGGTATCGAAGGTTCCCGCGTGGATGCGAGGGGCCGTGCTGGAGGACGAGGATTTGCTTGACCCTGCGGTAGACCTTGAGAATGTCCCGGAATTTGTCAAGTTTTACGAGCCTGTGGAAATGGAGACTGTTGTTGAATTAATAGAGGCTCCCATGAGCGAGGAGGAGATCGCTAAACAGGCCGCAAGAGAGGGCGTTGAACTATACGAGGTGAGAGTATTAGGGCGTGTAACCTGATGGCGCTGCTGGAATTGTCGTTGACAACCGGGATTCTTCGTGATGCCCTGGCCCAACGGTTACGACAGGCCAGGCAATCAGATTGGTAAATATTAATTTTAATGAAAAGGAATTGTCTGATGGATAAAACAGAAATCAGAGTGATTGCCGAGGGTGGTTGGTCCTATGCCGGGAAAAACCACGAATGCGGCAAACGGTTTCACATCGACAACGACCAGGTTGCTAACCTCCAGAAGTATCTGGACGATCAGGTGATTGAGGTAGTCGTGCCGACTCGTGTAGTTGACGAGCAGGACCGCACCAAGATCATAACGCAAACGGTCGATCAGGTCATGACGAAGCTCGGAAAGGCGGACAAATCCGCTGGTATCCGTGTGACCGACCTGTACGATGCGGACCCCGAATACGTCGATAAAGGCGGATTCTCTAGTTTTAGCGACTACGCTAAACAGATTTATTTGAAGGACGCGAAGGGCAACGTAACCGATACCATGAAAAAATGGTTATCGGCAGATAAGGCCGCGACGTCAATGGGCGAAGCGATTGACAGCGAGGGCGGCGTACTCGCTCCCGCGGCTTTCAGTCGTCAACTACTTACCACGCCTGTCGAACAGGCGATTGTTCGGCCTCGCGCTCAGTTTGTCCCGGTCGAGACAAACAGCGTCGAAATCCCTGCTATTGACGCGTCCAGTCACGCGAGCAATCTGTACGGCGGCGTCTTGGCTTATTGGGTCGATGAGGGTACAGCGGGTACCGCCTCTAAGCCGACATTCGGCAAAATAACTCTCAAGTTAAACAAGATGTTGGTCCTGGCGTATGTGACCTCCGAGTTGCTTGAGGACAGCGTTATCTCGCTGGAAACGCTATTACCGACCCTCATGGGAAATGCGATTGCATACCAGGAGGACGACAAGTTCCTGAACGGCAACGGCGCCGGCGTTCCACTAGGAATCTACAACTCTCCTGCTAAAGTAACCGTCGCTAAAGAATCCGGGCAGACTGCAACAACTATCGTGACCAACAATATCACGAAGATGTATTCACGAATGCACCCGGCCTCTATAAATTCGAGCGTCTGGGTATGCCATAACGACACCTTCCCTGAACTGGCTAACCTTACGATTGCTGTCGGTTCTGGCGGTAGCGTAGTTGGTATCCTGCGAGAACAAGTCTTGCAAGGCGTGCCAGTATTTACGTTATTGGGTCGCCCGGTAATCTTCACTGAGAAGGCCGCGACGCTTGGTAGCGAGAACGACATCGCCCTGGTCGATTTTGGTCAGTACCTGATCGGCGGCAAGAGCGGCGGCAATGTGGTCAATACGTCAATTCACCTGAAGTTCGATCAGGACGAGACGGCGTTTAAGATTAGACTTAGGACCGATGGGCAGTGCTGGTGGAAATCTGCTTTAACCCCGAAGAATGGTAGCAATACAGTCAGTCCGATTGTAACTGTTGCTGTTCGTTCATAAGAAAGGCGGTAATAACAATGAGAGTTACTAATGAAAACGTAATTATTGTAGAAGGCATTGAGCCGCTTAACATCACGGGTTCTGCTAAAGATGGCAACTATGCCTCTTTGAAGCACGCAGGCCATGTTACCATCGTCATTCAGACTGGCGCTTGGGCCGGTGGCACAAGTGCCGTCACTGTAAACCAAGCGACAGCGGTTGCTGGTACTAGTGAGAAGGCGTTGGCCTTCTCGTATATGTGGACGAATGACGGTGCGGCAGGCGCGACAGCATTAACGAAGACGGCTGTCACGTCGAACACGTTCAACCTGGATACGGCGAACTCGATGTATGTAATCGAGATTGATACTGACACTTTAGATGTGGACAGCGGTTTCGACTGCGTTCAGTTGGCACTGGCGACTCCCGGTTCCAACAATGATTTCGTGTCGGCGTCTTATGTTCTTAGCCAGGCTCGTTTCATGAATCCGTCAGACGAACTGACTGATTAGGGTTGATAATTGCTTATAAAGTTCAAAAGACAGCATGAGCAATACAAAGTCGGGACGATTGTAGATGTAGAGATTGATTTTGCGAGGCGGCTTATGGAGCTTGGTTTCGCGTCGTTTATCCCTACCCTACAATCGCTGCCCGACGTTAAAAGTTACGACGACTACGAGGACAAAGCATTGCACCAGGCAGGAGAAATAAAGAACGTTAAAAAAAGAACGCCGGCACCACCCAGAAGGAGATCGTCGGTACAAACTAAAAAATAGAAGGTCTTACTATGGCAATATCAGCGACATCATTGAACCCGGACGGCTTCGGCTGGATAGTTAATGCAGACAGCGCAAACGCTTCTGGGACGGAAGAACTAAAGGCGGCAGGGGGTGCGGGCGTTAGTCATTACATTGAATATATTAGTTTGACTTCTAAGGTGGCGATTACCGCAACCGTCAAAGCGAGTTCTGTCGAGATATTCGGGCCGGTCGAATTTACGACCAGCGGCGGACAGATAGACATTCGGTTTACTCGCCCTGTCAAAGTGGCGGCGAATGAGGGGATTGATTTACTGGCAGATTCGGGTCAGATTAGTTGCCTCATCTATGGGTACACAAAGTGAAGACAAAACTAAAGAGACTGTCGAGAAGTCCCCGTGACGGGATCGCTGTTGAGATAGAGGTTGATGGCGAGCCTGCGAAGGTCTTGACAAACGCTGAGCGCGACGCTATCGGCACAGACCCAGACCCTCGGAAAGCTGAGAGGGACGTACAGGACGAGTTGAGGAAGTCGTTCACGGATAACGTTGACGAGATATTCGTACACAAGAATCGAGACGGAACTTATGCCTATGCGGTCGGCCTAGAACCTTCCGAGTGGCCTGAAGATGCGGAGATATAATGGCTGTTATTGTTAATATAGATCACAGCACGAATGACTTCAGTCAGTGGACCTCCACAGTCGAGGACGGCGGCGACTTGAGCGTTAGTGCAGCAGCAGCACAGGCGGGGTCTGCTTACGGTATGTCCGCCCTTCTGGACGATACGACAGCGATATATGGCTCTATAAATTTAGGTTTAACCACAAATTCTGTACGGTATCGGTTCTATATTGACCCCAATAGTTTTACGTTACCAACCACGAAAGCATTTTACGCCTGCACGCTGATAACTGGCGGTAGCGGTTACCTGTACCTTCAATTCAGGTTTTTGTCGGGTACGGGCTACCAGCTTCGTTTGAGAATGTATAACGACGGGCGCGCTGGTATTGTTTCGACTGCCTGGCACGTAATTTCAGACGCCCCCCATTACGTTGAAATTGTCGCTAATCGTGCAACCTCTAACGTTGCGTCGGACGCTACGTGCGAACTGTTTATAGATGGAGTTAGTAAAGAATCCCTGAGTGGTATTGATTTATTTGATAATTGGCCTTACGACTCCCTAAGGTTGGGGATTACTTCCGCTCCATCAGGTGTTCCGTCGGGGACCGTGTATTTTGACCAGTTGATTGTAAACGATGACGGGTCGCCAATAGGAGAACATCGCGAGACAGAGATTACGACCTTGCAGCCTGCCGGCAGCGGATTCGTCAGTAATTTCATTTCAAGCGAAACAACTGATGCGGAAACTATCTATGCGGCGCAAGGCGCGGGGACGAATATTTGCCTAGAGTCTGTCACGATTAATTGTATGAACCCTGCTACG